GCCGAAACCTGTAAAAAGAAATGAAGAAGGAAAAGTTGAAAGTGTGAGAATATCAAAGAATTTAACATTATTGAGAGTACCAAAAAAAGAAAATGAAACAAATGCCGAAAGAAAGAAGAGACAACAAAATAATGCACAGCTTGAAGAATATGGTACATTAATTGAAAAGGGTGAATTGGAATTTATTGATATGGATAGTGGTGTTAATCCAGATTCAGCTGAAAATAGAGTAACAATTATAAAAGAAGGATTAAAGGGAATGGCTGATAGATTAGACAGTTTAGGTAAGAGAGTAATTCCCGGCGTACCAAAGGGTCCTAATAATCCACCGCCAGTAGATTCCGAAGCACAAAATATCATTGATAGAATAAAAACATTATCAGAAAAAGATCCTAATAAGAATCCTGAAGAGTGGATAAAAGAATTAGATTATGGTAGATATGGAAGGTCATGAAACTTTAGGATTAGCTTTTGCTAATATCGCCGAAGTATATTCTGCTATAAAAACAATGCACGGTGATGGTAAAGGTACAGAAAAAGGTTCAGCCACTTATTTACCTGAAAGTACAACTCTAGAAACTGTAGATGTTCTTGTAGTTACTCTAAGCGGTGAGGGAAAGAATAAGATAGTTACTATAGATGGTATTAGTGTTAAAAAAGGAGCGGGCGGTGCTAGTCAATTAACTGCTAAAGCAAAAAAGAGTGGTTTTAAAAGAGTAAAAGATTTATCAGCTAAAGAGGTTAAAGAAAAAGTAATCGCTCTTTCGCGAAAACACGAAGAAATTTATGATAATGATGATGTTTTTAATGAAAATCCTCCAAGCGAAGAAAGTGTAAAAAAAGAAACAGAACATCAAGAAAAAGTAAAAGATGATATAAAAAATGATGCGAGAGAGCTTGGTGTAGAACCTGAATATATTGAATATATTCAGAAGAAAATGCATGAAAGGAAAAAAGGAAAGCCCTCACAGATAGAATCTGCTGTAGCTGGAATAATGAAGATTAGAAAAGAAGAAGGGTTGCCAGTAGGTCCTGAAATAGAAGCTATGATGACTAAACGAATGGAGAATTACTACTTATATCAAGCTATGAGTCATAGAGCTTATAATAAAAATGTGGAATGGCAAGGCTTTGGGAACGATAGTTTTGCAGTTAAAAGAGGAGAAATGACTATATCTGAATCGGATGGTGTTGATAAACTTGCTTGGCCAAGATTTGAATTTAACTTAGGATTTTCTGCTACTGGTAGAAGTACTAATGCTGGTGGCGGTCGATTCCATAATTCAGATTATGATGATCCTGCATGGGAAAAGTGGAATTAATGAAAACTCAACTACTATGCACATTCGTAAAACGGTCAAACTTAAATAGGACTGTTGATATTATTATAGAATGTAATGATATTCTATACGATAAGGTTTATGTGTTTCAAAATGAAAAAGAACATTCTCAGTTAATATGCACTTACAATGTAGAATACGATGATAATTTTATGGAAGGTATTCAGGATACCATTTCTTTACATAGAAAAAAGCAAACAAATACACTTTATACTATTAATGCACTAAATGAAACTATTAGAAGTTTAAATGAAGGTAAGTTAGATAAGTCATTTCCCGTACCTTGGGAAAATTATCAAAACAAATTACTATTGACAAATGAAAATGGATTGAATATTATACCAACTAGAATTTATACTATTATTGATATAAACACTTGGGAAAATAAAATAGATAACAAATAAAAAAAATTGTTTTTCCGAAAACAACCTTATATATATTACTGTATTGAAAATTAACAACTTAAATTAACAAATAGGAGATTAAAAATGGATATTAATGCAATAAAGAAGAGACTAACTCAGTTACAAGCCACAAACACTAGAACATCTAATTTGTGGAAACCTCAACCAGGAAGATCTCAAATCCGAATCGTACCTTACAAATACAATCCAGATTCACCATTTATTGAATTATTTTTTCACTATGATTTAGGTGGTAAATCTTATCTTTCCCCAATTTCATTTGGTCGTCCAGACCCAATTGAGGAATTTGCGCAGAAACTAAAAACAAGTGGTAATAAAGAAGATTATCGTCTTGGTAAAAAAGTGGAAGCAAAGATGAGAACTTTTACTCCCGTAATAGTTCGTGGTGAAGAGAATGAAGGTGTAAAGTATTGGGGTTTTGGTAAAACCGTATATCAAGAACTTCTGTCAATTATAGCAGATCCTGATTATGGTGATATCACTGATCCTGTAAATGGTCGTGATGTAACAGTTGAATTCAAAACAGCTGAAGAAACTGGCGCATCATTTCCTTCTACTTCAATTAGAGTAAAACCAAATCAAACATCAGTAACAGATGATACTGCTGTATTAAAGAAAATCAAAGAAACTCAGAAAGATATTCGTGAAATTTATAATGAAATGTCTTATGATGAGTTAACTGATATTCTCAATAATTGGTTAACTCCAACTGAAGATTCAGAACAAAATTCTTCAACAGAAAAAAAGGAAACTGTATCTAAAGAAACGAAAAAACCTGTTGTTCCTACTACAGATTCAACAGCGGCTTTCGATGAATTATTTAATAGTTAAGGAGTTCTTAAATGTCAGTTCGTGATGATTTAGCTAGTTCATTAGCTAAGAACTTGAACAATAAATTTAAGGATATGAAGGTAGCATATTTCTTAGATGGTACTGATACTACACCCACTGATATAAAAGATTTTGTATCTACTGGTTCAACAATGTTGGATTTAGCAATTGCTAATAAACCCAAAGGTGGTGTTGCAGTTGGTAGAATTACAGAAATCAATGGATTAGAATCAAGTGGAAAATCTCTACTTGGTGCACATATTATAGCAGAAACCCAAAATATGGGTGGAGTAGGAATTTATATAGATACTGAAACATCTGTAAGTACTGAGTTTCTTGGTGCTATAGGTATTAATGTAGATAATATGTTGTATCTTCATTTGGAAACAGTTGAAGATATATTTCAGGCTATCGAAGAAATTGTAGCTAAAGTTCGAGAATCAGATAAAGATAGATTGGTTACTATTCTTGTAGATTCTCTCGCTGCCGCTTCTACTAAAGTAGAAATGGAAGCAGAGTTTGATAAGGATGGTTGGGCTACTTCAAAAGCAATTATTGTTTCTAAAGCAATGAGAAAAATTACTCAAATGATTGGACGAGAACGAATAGCTCTCGTGTTCACCAATCAACTCAGACAAAAACTCGGAGTAATGTTTGGAGACCCTTGGACTACATCTGGAGGCAAAGCGCTTCCTTTTCACTCGTCAACTCGTATCAGATTAAAAAATATTGGACAAATTAAAGATACTAAAAAGAATACTATCGGTATGAAAATTAGAGCTCAAGTAATTAAAAATAGACTTGGGCCACCTATGAGGCATGCTGACTTTAATCTTTATTTTGAAACAGGTATTGATAATGATGGTAGTTGGTTAACAGTATTAAAGGATCATAAACTTGTTAAACAAGGTGGTGCTTGGTATACTATGTTAAATGAAAAAGGTGAAGAAATTAAATTTCAATCTAAGGATTGGTCTGAATTGTTGAAGAATACGGAATTTAAAGAATATACTTATCAACTTATTTGCGATAAAATAATTCTAAAATATGATGATAATTTTGGAATTGATGATATAATAACAGAAGAAATAAAAGATGAGTAATGGTAGATATCTTTCTATTCTTAATCAAATAAAAAAAAGTGGCGGTAAGATTGACGATGGTAAACCCAATGATAAAGTACTGGTAATAGATGGCTTAAATACTTTTATAAGAGTATTTAGTGTTATACCAACTCTCAATGATGATGGAATTCACGTTGGGGGAATAGTTGGTTTTTTAAAATCAGTTGGTTACGCGATTAAAACCTTTAGACCCACCAGAACCATTATAGTATTTGATGGTAAAGGTGGGTCTACCCGCCGCCGTAAAGTATATCCTGAATATAAGAATAGGAAAAGAACTAAGTATAGATTAAATCGTTCTAATGATTTTGCTTCAGTTGAAGATGAACGGCAGAATATGATTATGCAACTTCAACGGTGTGTTGAATATTTAAATGCTCTTCCCGTAACTGTCTTAACGTTTGATAATATTGAAGCAGATGATACAATTGGTTATATTTGTAGGCAAGTTCTTACTGATTCTGAAATTACAGTTATGTCTACTGATAAAGATTTTTTACAACTGGCGAATAGTAGAATAAAAGTATGGAGTCCAACCAAAAAGAAAATGTATGATGAGAAAGCTGTGTTAGATGAATATGGTATATCATCTCATAACCTTATTTGGTATAGAGTTTTAGATGGTGATAAGTCAGATAACATACCTGGCGTAAGAGGTTTAGGATTAAAAACTATTCAAAAAAAATTACCATTTTTGAGTGAGAATCGTATAGTTAATATTGATGAGGTTATTACAGAATTACCAGAATCTAAAAGTATTATAGAAAGAAATTTTAAATTAATGCAATTATCTGATGTTGATATTTCAGCTTCAACTAAAATGAAAATTCTTAATAATGTTAATAAACCTATACAAAGGCTTATAAAAATGAAATTTCAGAAGATGTTTTTAGAAGATAAGTTATATTCTGCGTTACCAAATTTAAATAGCTGGTTAATGACAACTTTTAATAGATTAAATCAAATGGCAGAGAAATCCTATGGGGAGAAATCGTAAATATTTCACGGAAAAAGAAAAGAAGGAAGCTCAGAGGAAATGGCAAATGGAGCATTATGAAAGAAATAAAGAAATACTTCGTGAAAAAGCAAAAGAGAGATATTATAAAAAGAAAAAAGAGAAGTTAAGTAATGATAGAAAAAAAGGATTATACGGTGAACGATGATTCTACATTATTAAAATTTGGAAATGTTTTTCAGTCAAAGATTATTGCTTTACTCTTAACAAAAAAATCGTTCATTCAAACTATATCAGATATATTAAAACCTAAATTTTTTGATTCAGATTCTAATAAATGGCTTATAGGGACTATTATTGCATATTTTTATGAGTACAAGACAGCACCAACTCTTGAAGTGTTAAAAATTAAAGTAGAAGAATTGGATGATGATATATTAAAATCAGCAGTAATTGATAAATTAAAAATGGCGTGGAGAAATACAGAATCCACAGACTTGAAATTTGTAGAGGAAAAAACTTTAGATTTTTGTAAAAATCAAACTTTGAAAAACGCTATTATTAAATCTGTAGATTTATTACAACATGGAAAGTATGAAGACATTAAATCTATTATTGATGAAGCTATGAAAGCTGGTACTGCTAAGGATATAGGTCATGATTATATTACTGGAATTGAAGAAAGGCTTTCTAAATCAACAAGAGATACAGTTTCAACTGGATGGAATGTTATAGATGAGATAATGGATGGTGGGTTGGCAGGTGGAGAATTAGGAGTTATGGTTGCTCCAGCAGGAATTGGTAAATCTTGGTGTTTACAAGCCATGGGTGCTTCTTCAATTAAAAAAGGTAAAACGGTTATACATTATACATTAGAATTAAATGAAAATTATGTTGGGTTACGGTACGATTCTATTTTCAGTGGTGTTACTACTGCAAATATAAAATTTTATAGAGAAGATGTAGAAAAAAAGATTTCTCAATTAGATGGTAGATTAATTATAAAATATTATCCAACAAAATCTATCTCAGTACAATCTTTATCTGCTCACTTAAAACAACTAGAAATACAGGGAATCAAAGCAGATATAGCTCTTGTTGATTATGCAGATTTATTAATGGGGACTGGTAGTGAGAAAAGGCATATATTAGAATCAATATATGAAGATTTGAGAGGATTGGCTGGTGAGTTTAATATACCAATATGGACTGCTTCACAAGCAAATCGTTCTTCATTAGAGGAAGAAATTATTGATGCAACTAAAGTTGCAGAAGCATATAGTAAAGTAATGATAGCAGATTTTGTAGTTTCTCTAAGTAGGAAAGTAGCAGATAAAATATCAAATACAGGTAGATTTCACGTTATAAAGAATAGATTTGGTATTGATGGAATAACCTGCCCAGCGATGATAAATACTAATGTTGGTAAAATAGAAGTATATGAGGCTAGTTCTAAGAGTGGAAAACAACAACAGTCAAAGATGGATAATTCAGAAGAGTATTTAAGAAAAACTTTAGCAAATAAATATAAGGATATGAATAAACCAGTAGAAGGTTTCGAATAATCTTGAGTATATATTATATTTAGTTATGTGTCCAATGTTACTTGAAAAGATTATAATGGTTAGGAGTTAGTTATAAATGAATAAGTTTCGTTTATCAGAAAATTTTATAAATAAATACAAAAGAAAAAAACCACCATTTGGTTTTAATGGATTAGGTGAATTAGTTTATATGAGAACCTATTCTCGAATTAAGGAAGATGGTAAAAATGAGAGATGGTGGGAAACAGTTAAAAGGGTTGTAGAAGGTACATATTCTATGCAAAAAAATCATATTGAATCATATCAATTAGGTTGGAACGCGTGGCAAGCTCAAAGATCAGCTCAAGAAATGTATGACCGTATTTTTAATATGAAATTTTTGCCACCTGGCCGAGGACTTTGGGCTATGGGAACACCGATAACTGAAGAAAAG